CGCAACTGCAACAATGCAAAACCCAATGGCCGCGCTCGGACGCGGCGTTAGCTCTGCCACATCTAGCGCGATGAACTTGGTTCAACAACGCGCAACAATAAAAAACATCGAAGAGGACACCGGCGTCAAATACGACACTCGGCAACTACTTAAAACGCAAGACGCTAAAGTCTTGCAAGAAACAATTAACCTGACGACCTCGAAACAAATACTCGAGTACGAAAGTCAAATAAAAAAACTCCAAATCCCCGGCGTGCAAGCCGAAGCCGCATTATGGATTTGGCTTCAATCCGCCGACCTCACCGAAATGTCGAAAGCATTCGGTCGCGCCGGTCCTCTAATCGCTCCACTTTTCCGTATCTTCATGCTGAGAGGAAAATGAAAAAACGACCCTTCGCTCAAGATTTTTCCGGACACGGAAAAACTCAACAACACTTCAAACAATCATGCGACGTGAATAACATCGTCGCTCATTACACGGCGACGGGCATCGACCCGTATGCCGACCGTCTGAAACAACAGCGGTTCGGCTTCGCCTCATCAAAAACCTACGAGGAAGCAATGCGGGACACCGCAGAAGTCAATTCTGCTTTCCTCGATCTACCATCGGCCAAACGGGCCGAATACCAAAACGAGCCTGGCAACTGGCTCGAATCTCTCAACACAGCTCCTGAGAGCCTCTTAGAGGCCGAAACGGAGCCCACCCCTAGTCCTGATACCCCTGATCCGGAGGATTCCACTCCTGATGAACAGGACGCGTGACTATATCCCCCTTGTTCTATATAGTCACAGCTGGTCCCTACCAACCAGCTAAAAAAGTAAGGCTCACTAACAGGAGATACCATGCCATACCGCAGACGAAAGCTATCGCGCAAGAAATCTAGGCGCCTCTTCAAGAGGACTGCAAACCGAATGCATCGCCGGAACGGCATCAGAACAGTCCCACGCGGAGGCGTGGCTCTATAATGCTGTTCATAGCATTCCTCAGCTTGGTTGCCTTCATACTGGCACCTAAGACCTTCCTGATCTCGAGTTCAATCACGGCACTACTATTCATCACGTATTTATCATAATCGCCGCATTAGCCCCCCTCATAGGGGGCTGCGGCTCCACATTGGAAATAACAATGTTAAAAAAACAACTTAATCTAGACCACATTGATTTCCTTCATCCCTGGCTTCAAGACCAGAAAACATACGAAGGAAACCGACCATGCCCTGCTACAAACCCATCGACGGATACGATTCCGGCTATATCACCGCCAGCGGCGAAAGACGAATAGTCTTTCATCCCGCTAAAGCAAAAAATCCTAAAGAAATAATCCCAATTCCCTGCGGCCGTTGCATCGGCTGCAGATTGGAAAAATCCAAAGCATGGGCATTACGATGCCATCACGAGGCATCACTCAACGGAGAAAACAATGTCTTCATCACGCTCACATATTCCGATAAATCTCTTCCGCCAAATCGATCACTGGAAAAAATACACTTCCAAAAATTCATCAGAGCCTTACGCAAAATATCTAAACAAAAGATTCGCTACTATATGTGCGGGGAATACGGCAACGACACCGATCGACCGCACTATCATGCAATCCTCTTCAACTACACTTTCCCCGATGCACTATTTCTCACGCTACGCGGAGAAAACCGGGTATATACATCCAAAGTGCTCACTAAAACTTGGCCTCACGGCCTTCATGAAATAGGCTCCGTAACATTTCAATCCGCGGGCTACGTCGCGCGCTACATAATGAAAAAACAAAACGGAGCAAGAGGCAATCTAGCTTACAAATCTAAACAGCGAATCCCTCCTTACACTCAAATGTCCTTACGGCCAGGTATAGGAAAAAAATGGTATGACAAATTCAAATCTGACCTTTTCCCTCACGACTACGCAATCCTTCCCGACGGTCGACAAACATCGGTGCCCGAATACTATCGACGCCTTCTCAAATCCGATGATCCAGAAATGTACGACCGACTCCGAACGCTCCGCATTGAAAAAGCCCTGGACAACCCCGATAACTCGGAAACGCGGCTCGAAGCCCGCGAAATCTGCAAACAATCACAAATAAAACGACTTAAAAGGACACTCTAAAATGAAACATTTACTCTTCACAATCTATGACGAAAAGGCGGAGGTATTCCTACCGCCATTTTTCGTCCCAACACTAGGCATCGCAACGCGTGCCTTCGTCGACTGCATCAACAGCGACACTCACCAGTTCGGCAAACATCCACAGGATTACACCCTCTTTCAACTCGGGTCTTTCGAAGATCACGATGCCGAACTAGAACACTTACCAAAAAAATCCCTAGGCAATGGTGTAGAGTTCGTAAGTCCGAACCACACCTCCGCCTTACAGGACTTCGAACATGGCTCGCCCAACACACCAATTCAGCCAGACTAAACGGGCTGATATACCGCGGTCCTCGTTCGATCTTTCACACGGCTACAAAACCACGATGGACGCCGGTGAATTAATACCAATCCTCTCACTCGAGTGCCTACCCGGAGACACAATATCCTGCAGGGCGTCCCTATTCGGACGCCTTGCTACTCCGATCAAACCGATTCTTGATAACCTCTATCTCGAAACATTTTTTTTCTTTACGCCCTATCGCCAGGTTTGGCAAAACTGGGAAAAATTCAACGGGGAACAAACGAACCCAGGGGACTCAACCGACTTCGTAATCCCTCAAGTCACAGGCACCATCGGTGCATCACTTCCAATCTATGATTACATGGGAGTGCCAATAAATATCGACCTTTCAACAATAGGTCTAAGTGCACTCCCCTTCCGTTGCTATAACAAAATATATAACTTCTGGTTCCGCGACGAGAACCTCGTCGATTCAATCGTCGAAAATAATGACGACGGTCCAGACCCTGCATCCGACTACAACATTCAACGCCGACGTAAACGTCGGGACTACATAACGTCGGGGCTCCCATTTCCACAAAAAGGCGATCCGGTTACTATTGACCTTGGCGGTACAACGCCGGTCATTACGGACGCCGCACTACTCGAAACAATAACTATCGGCATCGGTTCCGATCCAGCTTTAGGCCATGAAATGGCCACTGCTGGTTCAATACTATCCCGCGGCGATACCGTAGTCGGCGAACCAATGTACGTCGATCTCGGTGCCGCAACTGGATTCACAATTAATGATCTCCGTGAATCCTTCCAAATACAAAAATTACTCGAACGCGATGCTCGCGGCGGAACCAGGTATCCGGAAATACTGCGTTCGCACTTTCAAGTTTCGGATCCTCTTCTTCTCGTTCATCAACGTCCCATCTTCTTGGGCGGTGGACACACCGCAATCAATATCACGCCTGTCCAACAGCAAGCCCCATCCGTCGTTGACGGTGTAGGCGGCGGCGGCGAAGTCGCCGAAACGCCACAGGGCAATCTCGCAGGATTCGGTACCGTATCCGCGACTGGACATGGCTTCACATACTCATCGACCGAACACGGTCACATTATCGGGCTCGTAAATATCCGAGCCGATCTTACCTATCAACAGGGCCTCGAGCGGTACTGGTCTCGCCAGACACGCTTCGACTTCTATTGGCCCGCCCTCTCCCATTTGGGAGAACAAGCGGTCCTGAATAAGGAACTGTTCGTCTCGAATAACTCAACATTAGATGATGATGTTTTCGCTTACATGCCTCGCTATGACGAATACCGCTTTAAACAATCTCAAATCACCGGCATCTTCCGCTCTGCCGCAACTGATTCTCTCGACGTCTGGCACTTGGCTCAAGACTTCGCAACACTACCTGTCCTCGACAAAGCATTCATCGAGGACAATCCACCTATCGATCGGGTAGTAGCAGTTCCAACGGAACCTGATCTACTGCTCGACATCTATTTCAAAATAAGAGCAGCCAGGCCACTACCGCTTTACGCAACACCTGGCCTGATCGATCACTTCTAAAAACAAAACCATGTTCATAAAAAAAAACAAACAAAACGGCCTGTCGCGCCATGGCGCGACTCCTCGCCGGTAAAGTTTCTTGTCCACAAGCACACACACGCGCGTGACTTACGCGTGCGAAAGTGTGCCCTGTGGGTCAATGAAACACACACGGCTAATCTCTAACAAAGGACAAGGCCGAACCCTTGCCAAACAAGGAAATAGAACATGGCCTTCCATCACACAGGACCACCTACCTCTCGCGCCGGCAGTGCAGGCGGAGGCGGGGGCGTGAGCATCCTCGGCGCCGCCGGCGACATTGTAGGCGGACTCATAGCCGCCCGTGGCCAACGGGCCACGAACAGATCTAACGAGCGCATCGCGCGAGAAAACCGCGAATTTCAAGAGCGTATGTCGTCAACTGCCTATCAGCGCGCAACCACTGATCTCTCTGCCGCAGGCTTAAACAGAATACTCGCCCTGGGTTCACCTGCATCAACACCCAGCGGCGCAACTGCAACAATGCAAAACCCAATGGCCGCGCTCGGACGCGGCGTTAGCTCTGCCACATCTAGCGCGATGAACTTGGTTCAACAACGCGCAACAATAAAAAACATCGAAGAGGACACCGGCGTCAAATACGACACTCGGCA